GATGTTATAAGATTCGTATTCGTTCCATCACCCATGACAAGGCCATCAAGGTTTTGGTTGTATGCCACATAACCTTCCTCGGTCACAGTAGGGTTAGCAGATGGTGCAAATACAAAACCTGTTGCTCCAATAGCAGTTAAGGTATAGGTTGTAGCTCCTGCCCCAACATCATCAGCCCTAATTCTGAAAGGAACCACCTCAGCTACACTATCTGTTGTCACCCTGTAGAACAGAAACCTTGTAACACCACCAGTAGTATACGTGCCGATAAACTGATCTTTTGGACCAACACTGACACCGGATATTGAACCGTCAAGAGAACCAGTGCCACCTCCAGTTAAATCATGATAAGTATGAGTTCTATCTTTACTATCGGCATAAGCTGAAGGGGCGGTGAATAGTAATACGAATACGGCAAGTATGATTAGTATTTTTTTAATCATGGCTTTTCCTCAAATATATCTCTTTTCATTATGTTCTGCATATTTCTTCCGGTCATAGTTTCAAAAAGGGCAAAATATGTAGTAGCTTTCTTGACTGAATCTTGTTTAAATAAGGCTTTTGCCTCTACATAATACAAAATAGCATTATCGAAATACGCGGGGGTTTCGATGGCGCTGGATGTGGATGTTACGCCGACCGGCATAAGGGAACGGTATAGGTATAGGGTATTTCCTGATTGGTCAGTTCTTGGGATGGGCCAAATATAGAGGGTGTTATTGTTTACCGCAAAGACTTTTGGTTCTCCAAATTCCTTCTCTTTGGCATAGCGAAGATTTTTTAAGGGGGCCAGTTCAAGGTCGTAAATTTGCGTCTGATCTAATGTAGCCCCTGAAAGGCCGATATCGTATTCAACCTTAATAATAGCCATGTAGGACACGCCGCTGGTGTCCACAATGGTGTAATTTCTGACATTCTCTTTTACTATTACATTTGACACGCCTGTCTCAAGGCATTGTGTTCTATTGGCTATTTCCCATACGGCCTCATTAATCCAATACACCAGCTCCGCGTCAGTCCAAAAGGGTTGACTCCCTATATCGTTAAGGTCATACCGAACCCTGTCTATTATAGTTTGAGCGGTTATATTGGACGTAACTGTTGTGCCGGCCCACAAAAAAACGGGCAAGGACAAAAATATTAAAAGCGTTAATGAAAATAGAATCTTAGAATATTTCACAATTTTAACCTCTTTTTAATCGTTTAGGCGCTCATCCCGCTTGAGGAATGAGGAATATCACCTAACAATGAACGGTGGTAGGCTAAAATAGCGATCTCATCCTGCGCCGCTTTCAGAAGCCAGTATTGGGCGTTCACAATTTCAATCTTGACATTATCTCCTGTGAAGTCTTTATAAACAGCTTTTCTTTTTGCCTTTTCAGATTGAGTGGCAAGGTTGGCTAAGGCCCTGTGCCAGATATAGTCATGTATTTCCGGTGGGTGAGGCGGGTAAGTGGCGGCAGAGCCGGTTTTAAAAGTAGAAATATCAGGATAGCTTTTCTCTATCTTTACCTCAACGTTATACCTCATCCCGGGAAAACCGTACCAGAACAGAACATGGTCAATATTTGTCTCTATAAAAGTTGAATACGTGTATTTCTGATATCGCCACGCCGCCGGCCTTCCCCCGGCATCAATGTATCTATTGGCCGTCGCTCTTTCATCGGTTACAGGACTGCACGGGTATCTGTCAAAAGTGACCCCCCACACCCTTGAAATAACCCAACTATCGGCAGGCTGAATCGTGCTGGCCGGAAGCACTATACCGGCATGATAAATCGTGCCGCCCGAAGACCATGTTTCATAATCGGTTGTGTTTATCCCCGTCTGACCGTCAAGAGTTTTTAGGGTAAGAGTTGTAGCGCTCGCCCTGACCGCCCTGAACAGCCTCGTGTTCAGCCGCTCCATCCCGCCAATGCCTGCGATATACACAATATCATCAGTTTGAAAGCCATGGTCTGAAGTAAGGTCAGGGTCAACCGAATCAGCGGTTATTACGCCGGGGTTAGCCTTGGTGACAGCCGATATGGAAGCATAATACCGTGTAAATATCTCATCATAGGTTTCCCTGTTCCATGCCATAGGAAGAACACCGTTTAGACTCGCAATCTCCCTTGAAGCGGTTATTATGGCATCTTCTATTACCCTGTCATTGCTTGTCTTAATGGGATCATCAAGGATAAACCTTTTGCATTTATTCAGAAGATCAAGAGTGGTTAAAGCTGTGCTCATTCGTTATCTCCCCAATGCTTCTTCATATTTGGAAAGTCTTGAATCTATAAGCCCCCTTACACCACGGCCATACTCCTTAACCGTAGGTTTCCCCTTCTTTTTTTTAATTCTTTCTACCGGCGCAGTAGTTTTGTATAACCTGTCTGCTATCTGCATACTACGGATATCAGACTTGGGGATATCACTAAAACTTCCCGGAGCATTCGCCGCCCTTACGGTAGCTTCCTCACCTTCCGCAAGATAATATCCCCTTAATGACCCCTTATGCTTTTTCAGCATACTTTTTGTTATAGGCGTTCTTGCCATAATTGGCTCCTATTTTTATGTGGCGTCCTCTTGTTTTTTCTCAAATTCACGTTGTTCTTTATTGCCCTTTTCCAGTTCTGCCAGGTATTCCTCCATTGTAGCTTGACGTAAAACGGTATACGGATACTTTTGAATTTCCCCCACTTTCATTCGGCCCTTGCCGGGGTCATGAGTATAAATAGGTTTTGTGGTATGATCTGCATTTTCAAGATAAAACCCTGGAAGGATAACCTCCGTCATTCTTTTAAATCTAATACAAACACCTTCGAGAAATAATCTGACATCAGGAGTATCGTATTGATCTTTTTGCGGAGCAAACTGAACCTGCCAATATCCTTGCACATCTATTTGGGTATTGATATCAATCTCTCCACGATCTTCCCTTTTGGCTGTTGCTATTATCTTATCAGCTACCTCTTTTCCAAAGACAGCAAAAAGGCGTTCCACGGACAGGTTAGTAAGTATCGGTCTTTTAGTTTTTGTGCTTGAAACAAGACCGTCAATGATAAAAAAATCCTTTATTTTTTTACCTATCGTTCTTCTTATTCTCTGCCAATAGATAGTTTTAAAAAGAATGGATTCTCTGTAGTTTAATGATCTTGGATCACTTCTTCGGGTATCGTTCTTTCCATCAAATGGAGCCATTACTTGAGGGATGGTAGTAATGGCCTGAAAGTATGGTTTCCCTATTATATCTTTCCACTTTTTATCGAACGCATCCCTGACAAAAAGGGAGGCGTCACTTATTCTATCCCTGTTTCTTATTTCATATGCCCTTAATTCTGCTTCTGTTGATGTTTTGTCAAACTCATCAATAAATTTATTATCAGTTCCTTTTAGTTCTTGACCTTCCTGATTCTGGCCTTTAGACATGGCTCTTCTCCTTTTATGATTTTTAAATTGGTTTTTTTTGATTTGAGAGTAGACAAGAAAGGCTTTCTCAGGAAGCTCTGTATCTGTGTCTGTGTGTTTAAAAAATAGTTACGGCATCAACGCCCTGAATCCCACCATCTCACCTGATACAAAAGGTGTAGTGGTAAGATTAATTTTCATACCAGGTTCCGTTACATCCCCTATTGGAACAGGAATATAACCGGCATAACCACCTATAAAGGTGACTTTACCATTCGGAATTGCTCTGGAAAGAGTAACGGCATTTGCGGCTGAACCGGTTCCGCTCAATGCTGCGGTAATAGCAGCCTCATAAACACGATTAGGAACATCGGTTTCCTGAATCCTGATAAGACTGCCTTTGGTAATATAAGTTCCTGCCACATTACCATTAAAATGCCCTGTCGGGGTAGCCGCCGTGTCAAGAGTCCAGGTATTAATGGTTACGGTTGAGGCATCTCCCGAAATTCCAGCAGCGGCGTTAGTATAATGACGATAATCCTTATCATCACGCTTTATATAAATACCACTCCCATAAGTCACATTGGTCTGGTTAGAAGTTGTCATCAAATCGCCACCCTCATACGGCGCAACACCTTCACCAAAGGCGTAATCAACAACCGCTCCACCCGCTGTCGGCCTCATAATGCCTTCAACGGTAAGAATGTCATGGATCATACTTCGATTCCATTCAACGGTATCGGGTGTGGCCCCCTCCAATCCCCAAAACTTAATGTCAAAAGGGACAGCCCCAAGGCACAGATAATGGGCAGCACCTATGGAAAGAAAATGTCCTTGTAGAATGCGCATAATATGTTCTCCTTTACTATTTTATTTTTTTTAAAAAGTTTCAGATTAAAATGGCATCACCAAAAAATAATGATGATGCCATCAGGTTAAAAAAATACAAAGATTACGGCATGGCTGTCGCACACACCTCATACCTGACCAGCCAGCTTGAGTTAAGCACAACAGCGGTATACCAGGTCAGCCATGAAACAAGTCCCCTCTGAGCGCACGGATCGACAATAGATGCTGTTGGCATTACAACATGAGGTTTAACTGCGTCAAAACCCTGCAACCTAACCACACCATACGCATCAGTAGCCGTAATAATAATGGGATACACGTCTGAAGCGGCAGGAACATTAATAATATTGCCGTTGCTCAAGTAATCCACACTTGCCGCTCCTGCTGCCAGCCACGGAGTAAAAAGAGGCGTTAAAACAAACCTGAACACCCCGATAGCCCCTGCTTCTGACGGATGAATCTTATTGCTGGAATCGGCATAGTTTTTTACCGGAGTCCAACCCTCAGCAGCTTCAAGGTCGGCTTTAAGATTGGTATGCCCCATCGCGATAAAGGCGGGATCAACAGACTCAGTGGAGACTTTCTCACTGGCCTTGATCATACTGGTAATCATTTCCGCCTTATTGTTATTAAGAGATCTCTCAATCCTCTTGAGATCACCGGGAAGGGCAGGACTATTGACTAAAGACCTGCTGGCAACATTATTGGCGTAAGAGACGTTGCTGTCCGATTTCAGGGTACTGATTGTTACGACTTCGAGTGTCTCACCTATCTGAATACCGCACTTCTCAACAGCGACATCAGGAATAGAATCTTCATGAGTAAACCAAAGAACATCCGAAATCTCTACCCAATCAGCAAACTGTTGCATGGTAGCCGAGATGTCAGTAGCGGCCATTTTGCGCCCTGGAGGGGTTACACCTTCAGATACAGGGGCTACTGCCTGTGGAAAGTTATCATACCTTCTCCACTTGGCTGTTACGGTTTGATGTTGCGGAATAGTGAAAGGTTGTCCAAACTTAGCCGCACATAGTTTGTAGTTACCGTTCTTGAGTAACTTTTTGACAATCCTGCCAATACCTTTATAACTTATATCACCTACTACATTTGTTGAAATCGCCATAGAAAATTCCTCCGTTTAAAATTATTTTGTTAGTTAGGAACTCTCTATGGTTCTCTTTGGTTGATTATTTTATTGGAAAAAGGATTTTAATCCAGTCTTACAAAAATGGTCTTTTTCCCGCACTTACATTTGAACTCTTGAGGCTCTGTAGAGGGCCTTCCATTAAAAAATTTATAATTACATATTCTACCCTTTTTTTTTGTTTCCCTATTCCATCTATCCTTATCCCAGTGAGGACATCTAACTTCTTCTCCCTCTTGAACTTTGATTCTCAAAATATCAGGAGTTTCATTGATAATTAAATCATCTTCTAATTCCATAATTTTTATTCCTCATCTGATTCATTAAACCCGGCTAAAGCTTCATCCCTTGCAGACTGTCCGCTAACCACTTTTGGTATTGCAAGTTTCTTAGACCGTACCGTAGTAGTATATACAGCATCTACAGCTTTTTTCTTATCAGCCCGTTTTTTATCAAGATTAGCTATTTTTTCGTCAGCTTTAGCTAGGCCAGAATCTTTTAAATATCTTTTAAATATTCTGATATGATCTTTTTCCTCATTAGACCTTAAAAGGGCTTGAATCTTATCTGTTTGTTTAGGCAACCATTCTTTGAATTCTTTGCTGTTATAAATCTCAACAGCATTTTGAACACCATGTGTTCTATCCGTAACCCTATCCATGAATCTTTGATTTGTAATTTCATGTCTTAACGCACTTAAATCATCAGGGCTTGCCAAGTATTTATTTTTTAAAAGTGTGTCAATGATATTCTTGGCAACAATCGAACTAATGGTTTTTATCTCAGGATTATCGTCAAGATATGTTTTCAGGTCTACCTCTTCACCATCTACCTCAATAGCATCCGGGAATATGGAATCCGGCACAACATTCCTGAAAACTCTAATATCATCGACACTGTATGGGGCTATTCCTGTACCACGTTTTTCCGCTTCCTCAGCATCAAGTCTGGTCTGTTCCGCCTCGGCTTCAGATTTTTCTCTCTTTATTTCAACCTCATGGTCAAGGATTTCCTGCCCTCGTTTTTCGTCCACATCTTCTTCGTCAGGCTCTTTTAACTCATCGGTTTCTTCCTTTGTTTCTTCGGCCTTTTCGGATTCTTTGACCTCTTCTTTTATTTTCTTTTCTTTTTCACCAACATCTTCAGAGGTTTTTTTATCATCCTTATCAAGCTCATTAAACGCTGCAAGAGCATCGGCATTGCCGGTATCAATTAATACATCATCCTGAATTGTTTCTTGCTCTGTGACTGATATTTCTTCTGTTTTTTTGTCATCTGGCATTGTTATTTCTCCTTTAAACTCATATTATTGTATAAATGATGATTTGACAAACCATGATACTTCTGAATTACATGCCGCCTGTAAAGTAATTGAATCTCCAACAGCATTTAATATCAAAGTGCTAAGAGCATCTCCTGGGGTTGTGCCAGAAGCGGTCCCAACTGCCGTTCCATACGGAACTATCTCTGTGGTTCCAGAACCAACTTTGGTTATGGTTAGCTCCCATCCATCCAATGCATCCGTCACCGTTGGTAAGGACACCGTAAGTCCAGAGAAGCCATTACCAATAGTCGAATATTTGTCGCCAATACTTGTAATCATTGTATTATTGGTTTGATCGACATAAAATACCTTGCCATCGCTTATAGCGTCTATCCCAGTATATCCAGTCGTAGTGCCAGATAATTCTTGAGACTTATCAGCATATCCTGTATCGTATGTAATCGTTGCACTATTTCCAAAGTAGTATTCTTCTTTTGCGTTCCAATTCAAAACAAACCATGAAACGCCGGAATAGCGTTGATTCCCATTATAACTACCAAGAACCGTTATGCTGTCGCCTATTGCATCAAGCGTTATTGGGCTTGTCATGCCAGCCCCGTGAGTCGTGCCGGATGACGTATTAATTCCGCCATCCGCTTCATACAGATAAAATGATGTTGAACCTGTTAAATTTATATAGGTTAAAATTACATCGTCGTCCGTAGATTTCAACCCTGGCAGAAGAACCGTAACACCGGAACCATTGTAGCTTGCGGGATATGCGCCATTTGTATAAAATCCTGAAATAGCGCTTGTATTATCAGAACCATACCGGCTCACAGCAGCACTTGGATCAATTAGAAATATATTATGTTGCAATATTCCGTTTTTCTCGGTTTTAAATGCTGTAGTTGAACTAACTGCCGTGATAGCGTCTGTCGGCCAATCAGGTATATATGCTTTGCCCTGTCGAATTACATTTTCAAAAAAAGCGCCTTTTTTAAAAGTCGCTGTGTCCCAAAAAATAGCATCTCTCCGAAAGTTATCTGCCACACCTTCCGTTGCAAATATACCAACAGCCAAAAGAGCCGTAATAAATACTGAAAGCCTTTTATTTGATTTACAAAATTTTAACATTGTTTTTTATCCTCCGTTATTATTGATTATTAGTATATCTATTGGGTAAACTGAGAACTCTTTTCATTCCCTTTATTTCACCCCACTTACACCGCCAGTCTTCGCTGATCGGGTCTTTGCTTATCTTTGCACTCAGGTCTAAAGCCTGTCTGGCTTCTTCTATTTCATGCTGGATAATTCTAAAAAAGAGTTTTCCAAACTCTGTTCCAGGAGCCATAGCCAATACACCTTTTTCATATTCGGATAATAGCAACATGGCTTTAGTTTAATCCTGATGCCATGCTTGGACCTGGGATAATGATTCTATCGGCTTTTACCCTGTTAATCTCTTCGTTATAAAACTTATGCAACCCCCCGTTTTTATCCAATACCCTTATCTCAATTGGCATATCAGGTGAAAGATAGAAATCTACAAACCTTCTATATGCCTTATTCGGACCATCAATGGCAGCCACTACAGTGTCAAGCCGCTTCATTTCTTCATTCTTGTTTATAAACGTAAGACAAGCATCTTCCATCCTGTACCAGCCCGCCCCGTTTGGATGCTCGCCCTGTTGTAATTTGCCTATAAACTCATGAATACCACCAATAAAATGTATTATTTCACCCTTGTAAATTTTCATTGAACCTCTCCTTTGTTTTTTAGGGTTTCTAAATTTACAACATCAAACTCTATTGACATCCCGCTTTCACCTATCATTACGCCCAAGATTATCTTGCCATCATATTCATATCTACAAAGAACATTAGGATCATCGGGATAAAGTATCCTTTTGATATGCCAAAGCTTTACATCCCCATCTGGAATTCCAAGAATACTTAATTGTCTCCTTAATAATTTTTTAGACTCTTCCTTAATTCTTTTAAATAAATCGCCTGCTATTGAATCAACATCATAATCAGATATATCCATTAAGCTCATCACGTTCCTCCATGGGAATCCTATTTAGCCGCTTTTGGCTTCTCTATGCTCTCCTTTATAATATCGCGGTGAAAGTCCTGCTCACTCTGATCGTCTTTATGACCGGCCTTAATAGTTTCTTTCATTATATCGCCTTCTGTTTTGGCTTTTATGGCAGCTACTTTACCTTCAGATTCAAGATTTTTCTCTATAGCCATTGCCTGTATAGCCTTTTGTTCGGCCATTGCTTGCATTTCGGCCTGTTGTTGCTGTTCTGCGGCCATTTCTTCTTCGCTTTTCAAAAAATCATCGGGATCTTCACCCATGATTTCATACATGATTTCAAGGTGTGGTGTAATTTTCACATAAGGGGCAAGAATTTCGTTACTGATTATAGTTCCAAGCATGTTCTGTAGGGCTTCTCCCCTTGCGTAGTTGTTACGATATCCGGTAAAACCTTCAGCCACTACCTTACAATTAACCTTGCATGATTCATCATCACTATACATCATGTTGTAGTCGTAAATATCGGTTATCTCAGGCTCAATTATCTGTTCATCATAATTACTGATAATCATGCCAATATATTTACCGCTATTGATCATCATCTGGTTAAGTTCAAAGGCCGTATCGGATTTTTGTTTGGGAAGATTAAAACCCTGAAGAATGGTAGGAATCATAGAGACATCATCCTTCCATCGTTCCATCATGCCAATACCACTTACAAGGCTTTCACCAACATCTGGAAAAACAATAGGCATAATGGCTTTTCTCACATCATCGCATGATTCAGAAATCTCATACGTTTTACCTGGCACAATATCATCAAGCTGGCTTGGGTTTGAAAAATAACGCTTTTTGACAGCAGTTGTAACATTTGCCGATATTCTCTTATTATCCTCAAACGCTCTGACCATGCCCACAAGGGAAGCCTGCACGTCTTCCATGTTATCCGCTACACCAGTGCCATGACTTTCATCCAACGCACGTTCAAGCATAAACATATGATGGTTTCTCTTGCCTGTCTCGTTACGGATATGCCTTATTATTTTCTTGTCAGCAATCTCGCCCATGATCTCGACAACATCACCGTCCTGCTCTGTAAGGGCATAATCTTCCATGCTACCCAGTGTGATGGTCTTAACTTTATGCCTCTTTTTCATTGTCTCTTCAAATTTTTCGACAAACTTTCTTGGGGCGGTCATGTAATATTCATAACGCTGTATTTTTTTACTTGCTTCCTTGATAGTTCTCTGTCCAGGTGTCATGGAGGCCGTATCACTTTTATTCATTGTGTCGCGGTTTTCTTCCATGACTTCCTTAATCTTGTCATTAATATATCCATGTTTCTTTTTCAAATTCTCAAGGTCTGGAAGAGAAGAAGGAATTTTTTCGGCATACCCTTCACCGGCCTGAAGGTCATCAACTTCCATATCCCAACACATATTCCACACCGAAACGTATCTATGACCTGGCACATTCTCCGTTTCGGCTACCCTTTCAAACCGGACATATTTTGATGCCTCTTCAGGGGATAGAAATTCGTTTACATTGCCCAACTCCATATCGACCTGCTTAAACTCATGGCTTACTACTTCCTCAACATCGAACTTAGAGAACGCCATACCATACCAAGACCCGGATAGAAACTTCTTTATGGTTTCCCTGTCTACCTTACGGATCTTATGTTGGCCCTTTATCTTTTTCTTCATCCGGGTTATACGATTATCTCTATCTTCCTTATATTCATCGGACATATCTTCAGGGCCATAGGGATTGGGTTTTAAATCAAAAGGTACTTCCCCACCCTGTAAGACCGTATCAAGAAAGATAGAATATAGTGTCCAAATCTTGACCCGTATATGACCTATCCAGGTAGTTGACCGCCAGCCCTCGCCCTCACCTTTCTTCCATTTTTTAACACGGAAGTCTTTATTGGTTACGGCCTCATAGTTTTTCTGGAACTTTTGTTCGAGATAAACCTTTTTTTGCTTAGACCAACGGGATATCTGCTTATCAACATACTCATCAAGATCGGTCGCATAAGTTTGTTCAGTCACGGCGTTTATTCCTTATCCGGCTTAATCAATCCAGCCGCAATTTTGGCTTCTTCGGCTTTTTTAATGGCTTTTTGAAGTTCTATATTAGCTTTCTCGGCAGCTTTCAGGGCCATATTTTTTCTTTCCGTCTCTTCAAGCTTCGATAGTCTGTCTTTTTCGGCTTTCTCTTCCTTTTTTCTCTCCATGTCAGCTTTTCGTATGGCTTTTTGAACGTCTTCAAAACTGTTGATTATAACTTCAATAGCATCTACCCTTTTTTCGAGATCCCTTAAATCATTAACAGCCGATAAAACCTTATTCTTTTCTGTCGGTGAAAGTCCCATATCAATGTCTCCTTTGTGTTTATTGGTTTAACAACAAAAAAAGCCCCTCCATATATTAATAAATAATATACAGAGGGGCCTGAAGCGCGTCTGACTTACATCCGATATGTGCTTTGATATTGTGGAGATACCGGATTGTTTTATGTTTTATAGGTTTAGTTTATCTCTTCACCTTTCAATATTTTTTCGCATAATGCTATCAACATCTTAGCTGATCTTATTATGGCTTTTATGAGTTTACAGATATCGGGGTTCATTATTTTAATTGTTTTCTATTTATCCTGTCTACTACTTCATCAATGAACTTCTCTGACCTCACAACTTTGAGGTCTTCAAAAGCAACTTGATTAAAAGATCTTTCAAACTCATCGCCTTTCTTAATTTCTTCAAGTAATTCTTTAATCTCATTTAATAATTTTTTAATTTCTTTCATATAGAACCTCCCAGGGTTTCTAAATATAAAACATAACCTCTTCCTTATTTCCTGTCTTTCTGATATCAATCCATGGCATGTATTCATACCCTGACAGCAAGCATCTGAAAGCCCGGTTGCCATTATTTTCCTCATGGTCAATGCTGTGCATTAATCGACATAGGTCAGAATTACCATCCCAACTAACCTTTGCAAGTTTGGCATACTCTGATATCAGGTCATGGCCTACTTCATTCACATAAGGAACTTCTATCAGATCAATAGGTCTTGGGGTTATCTTACTGTCATAAAGCTGGATCATGTAACGGCGATTTATATCTATGTGCTGACCGCCGTAAAAGTATAACCTGCAATTATATTTCAACACAGCATTATTTAAAAAATGGCTCAGGCCATACCAGTATCCATGATTACCGGGTCCTGTTTTCAGATTGCCATCAGTATTTAGCCAATTATCAATCGTCCAGAATTCCTGTTCCTCGAATATAAGTATCTTTTTTTCAGGGTCACCCAAACTCTGGCCTGATAGTATAACGAAACCCGGATACTTATCTTCGGGCCATGCAATGGAGCCGGCCATATAGAAATCTGCGGCCTTATGATCTTTGAAAAACAGCCTCGTAGTTCTTTGATTAACAGGATCGGGCCTGTATGATATCGGTTTTGGAATGATCACAACTTTTTACCGCACTCAGGACAGAAAGTTGGTATCAATAGTTTCCACTTATCTTCATCAACATTATAACTTAATGGCTTTCTTTTCCAAGTTTTACAGCAATCCTCGATTACAGGGTACGATTCCGTATAGGTTCGATCCGCCACCTGATATCTTCGCCATTTAACCTTTATTTTTTCAGGTTCAATAGGTTCCGGTATCGGTCCCGCCCATT